AGAGAACACGAATAAACACTGAGTTTACAGTTACTTATGGTTCCTATGTATGCTACTCAATCAATCTGAAATTGCTGAAGCCTTTGGAGTCACCACGCGAGCCATCCAAAAATGGCATAATGAGGGTATGCCTTTAGAGGGTATGGACGGCAAAGAAAACCAATATGATTTGACGAAATGCGTTGAATGGTACGTTAAACGACGAGTTGGTAACGACTTACAGTATGAGAAGACCAGACTGACGAAGGCACAGGCAAACAAAACCGAACTCGAAGGCAAATTGCTGGAGCGTGAGTTGCTGCGAGCCGATAACGTCAAAAATGTTTGGGTTTCGCAAATTATCGCTTTTCGCTCTCGCGTTCTCGCCATGCCAACCAAGCTTGCGCCAGACATTCTGCAAGCAACCTCTTTGACAGAAGCCAAAGGCATCATTGCAGATGCTTTGGAAGAAGCTTTGAAAGAATTTAAAGACGTTTCTCTTGACGCTTACGCATGAGCGCACTTCTTCAGCAAGTTCTTCAGGAATCTCTCCAGTATTTTGAACCTCCTCCAAAACTAACCATCAGCGAATGGGCTGATGAATACCGCAAGCTTTCAGGTGAAGCTTCAGCAGAGCAAGGCCAGTGGCGAACCGAGCGAGCCGAGTTTCAACGTGGCATCATGGACGCAATCAGTGACCCACTTATTCACACTGTTGTCTTAATGTCTTCAGCGCAATGCGGCAAATCTGAAATCCTTCTGAACACTTTGGGATATTTTATCCACTTTGATCCTAGTCCAATTCTTTTTCTTCAGCCTACTGTTGACGCTGCCGAAGGCTTTAGCAAAGAAAGAATCTTCCCAATGCTGCGAGATACGCCAGAACTCAAGCAGCTAACACTAGAAAGCAAAGGCAACCAAAGAGACACGATTTTACAGAAGCGTTTTACTGGCGGCCAGTTGACATTGGTTGGGGCAAATTCAGCAACTGGTTTGTCTTCTAGGCCAATCCGAATTTTGCTTTGCGACGAAACAGACCGTTACCCATACACGGCTAAAATTGATGGTGATCCGTTGCGGCTGGCAATGAAGAGGACGTCAACGTATTGGAATCGAAAGATTGTCTTGGTTAGCACTCCAACCGTCAAAGGTGTTTCCGTTATTGAACGCTGGTTTGAAGAATCAGACCAAAGATTTTATTTTGTGAAGTGTCCGCATTGCGAGCATGAGCAGACTTTGCAATGGAATTCGGTTCGTTGGACAGGTGACGGTTCAGACGCAAAGTTGCATTGTGAGAAATGCGAAACAGAGTGGACAGAAGGTGAGCGGCTAAGAGCAGTTCGAGCAGGAAGCTGGAAAGCCAAACGACATTGCAACGGCATTGCAGGTTTCCGGCTCAATGCTTTGTACTCGCCTTGGACAAGGCTTTCTGAAATGGCGCAGGAATTCTTGCAGTGTCAAAATTCAGCACAGCAGCTTCAGACTTTTGTCAATTTGTCTTTAGGCGAAACTTGGGAAGACCAAGGCGAAACGATAGACGAGCATGGTTTGTACAACCGTCGAGAAGTCTACAAAGCGCCAGCGCCAGCAGAAGTGCTTGTGATTACTGCAGGAGTGGACGTTCAAGATGACAGGCTCGAAGTGACGTTTTTAGGAACAGGAAAGGACAACGAAGGCTTTATTCTGGATCACCAGATTCTACATTCAGATCCAGCAGCACCGCAGACTTGGTTGCAGCTCGACAAACTACTAAGAGAACGCTGGCGTTGTGCGGATGGTCATGAATTACCAATTCAAGCAGCTTGCATTGACTCCGGTGGACACTACACCCAAGCCGTTTATGAATTCGTCAGAAGCCGAACCGCTTCTAGGATTTACGCAATCAAAGGCGTTGGGGGGGAAGGTAAGCCACCAATCGGCAGACCAAGCCGCAACAATTCAGGCAGAATCAAATTGTTTCCGGTTGGAGTTGATACCATCAAGCAATCAATCTTTGGAAGACTCAGAATAGCTTCAGGACCAGAAGCGTTGAGGTTTTCGAAACACTTAGATGAAGAATATTTTGCACAACTCACCGCTGAGAAAATTGTCACTCGGTACCACAAAGGTTTTCCAAGGCGCGAATGGATTAAGATTCGACCAAGAAATGAAGCTTTGGACTGTTTAGTTTATAGTTTAGCAGCACTTAGTTCGCTAAACATTCGAGACTGGAAACGTCTGCAAAGAAGTGTTAAGATTATTGAAACTATTGATGAAAGTGATGCCCAACCTCAACCTCAACGAAGAACTTTGAAACCTACGCGAAGACCTAATAACTGGATTCAACGCTTTTAGTATGCGACACCGCAGGAACCGATATTTGACACCAAAGCAGCTTGCTGCTGAGTTAGACATTAGCGAGCGAACAGCCTACCGATTCTGTGAATCCGGCTTAGTTCCAGCGTATAAAGTTGGCGGAAGCTGGAGGATTGAGAGTCAAACCAGCTATTTAGACGCTTTCTCAAAGCTTCAGTAATTTTGCCAATTTTGCCAATTTTGCCAATCCTGCCCACAAGCTTGAAGTTCTGCGCTATTTCTAGCGCATGGCAACCAATCTTTTCGACCGAGCAAACTATCCTACTATTGAACCTGACCGTCTTGTAGCTGGTGAACGCTGGCTGTGGCGTAAGGACGATCTAGCCTCAGATTATCCTCCTGATTCCTATCAACTGAAATATTTCGGCAGAAGCCAAGCCGCTTCTAGCACCGAGATTGCCATCACTGCTGTTGAAGCCGATTCGACTTACTACATCGAAGTTTCTTCTTCAGATACTCAAGCCTACCCAACCGGACAGATTACTTGGCAAGCCTGGATTGTCCGCACCAGTGATTCTCAAAAAATCAAAGTTCTCGAAGGCCAGTGGTTTATAGACCAGGACACAGATGTTGCTCACGATCCGCGCACCCATGCCGAAATCATGTTGCAGAAGATTCAAAGCCTTTTGGAAGGACGAGCGGACAATGACGTTGATGAATATTCGATTGGCAACCGCTCACTAACTAAGCTTTCCATTACGGATTTGATGAAGTGGCGCGATTATTACCACCAAGAAGTCACGAAAGAACGTCAACAAGCTCGCGTCAGAAGTGGGAAACGTCCTGGCAATCTGGTGAAGGTTGAGTTTAGGAGAGCAGGATGATTGCCGAAGCAATGTGGTGGCTCACTGATCGAGTGCATAGACAAGCACCTGAAAACCCAAGCCCAAAGCGGAAAAAACGTCGATATGATGGCGCGGCTGGTTCAAGATTTCTTGCTGATTTCATTGGTTCCACCACTTCAGCAGATGCCGAACTTCAGTATTCGCTGAGACGAATCAGAGACCGAGCCAGAGAACTTTGCCGAAATGATGACTATGCCAGACGTTATCTTCAACTGATGAGTTCAAACGTCATTGGTGAATATGGCTTCCAGCTACAAAGTAGAGCCAGAAACCTCAACGAGCCGAATGTTGGAGAGCTAGACAGTGCCGGAAACGCCATCATTGAGCGAGCTTTCAAACGTTGGTCAAAGCGATGCAGCGCAAGTCGAAAACATAGTTGGCTAGATCTTCAGCGTTTGGTAATTCAAGGATTGTGTCGAGATGGTGAAATCCTCATTCGCTTTGTTCGAGGCAAGCAATGGACGGATGGGCTGGCGTTGCAGATTTTAGAGCCGGATTACCTCGACGAAGAATATTTTACCACTGAGCCAAAAGGTCGCAGAGTGGTGATGGGCGTTGAACTCGACGAGTTTGACGCACCAGTAGCGTACTATTTGAAATTAGGCCAAGGCCATCCTTTTGACACGTTTGGACAGAGAAGAAGCGACAAACGAACCAGAGTTGACGCTAACGACATTCTGCACATTTACCTACCTGACCGAGCGCAACAAACCAGAGGCGTTAGCTGGTTTGCTTCAGCAATGACCAGAATGCGGATACTCAGCGGCTATGAAGAAGCTGAACTGATTGCGGCAAGAACCGCAGCGGCAAAAATGGGCTTTCTGGTAAGTCCTGACGGTGAGGGTTTCATTGGTGACGAATCCGCTGACGGAAACCAGATCATGTCTGGCGAGCCTGGGAGTATTCAGCAGTTGCCAGCCGGAATGAGTTTTCAAGAATGGAATCCTAGCCATCCAACCAGCGCATATGCTGAATTTCACAAAGGCATTCTTCGCGGAATCGCTTCCGGTTTGGGCATTAGTTACACCAGCCTGAGTAACAACCTTGAAGGCGTCAGCTATTCCAGCATACGGCAAGGCGCACTAGAAGAGCGTGATTTGTACCGTCAGCTTCAATCGTTCCTCATTCAGCACTTGTGTGAACCTGTCGCGCAAGAGTGGCTAACAATGTCGATGACTTCCGGCAGCATTCCGATTCCCATTACCAGATACGACAAGTTTTCCAACACCTTGGAATTCAGAGGCAGAGGCTTCAGTTGGGTAGATCCAGCCAAAGAAATCAGAGCCGAAGTCGAAGCAGTGAGAAACGGATTCAAGTCACTGAATGACGTTGCCAGACAATACGGAAGAGACGTTGAAGAGGTGTTCCAACAAA